GACGAACTACTTTACTTTCGAGAAAAGTCTGCTAAACTAAATTATGAAGATAATACTCCTGAGCGATTGCTAGTAAAAGAGCAAGTAACTCAGGCAAAACTTCAAAAACTTAAACGTAACCTCACTTAAGGAAATTCCTCATGAAATTAGTACTATGTTCTGTTAAAGACCGCGCAGCTGATGCTTACGGTCGTCCAATGTTTGTTCCGTCTGTTGGTGTCGCAATAAGGAGCTTTAGCGACGAGGTTAATCGGTCTGATGCCGATAACCAATTATTTAATCACCCAGATGACTTTGATTTATATGAGCTTGGCGAATTTGATGATAATACTGGGTTGTTTGCTTTACATGAACAACCAAAACTGTTATCTTTAGGAAAACAGGTAAAAATACCTAAAGAGTGATTTAAATAAAACCGACTCAAAGGATTATCTTTGGGTCGGAATATACTAGGGAGCTTAAAAAAATGCATCGTAATCAATCGGTAGATGTACACCAATTTACAATGATTCCAAAAGCTGACATTCCACGGTCAAGCTTTGATTGTCAATCTACACATAAAACAACGTTCGATGCTGGATATCTTGTTCCTGTTTACGTAGATGAAATGCTCCCAGGCGATACATTTCGCCTAAATATGACTGCATTTGCCCGTTTAGCAACTCCTCTTTATCCAATTATGGATAATATGCATTTAGATTCATTCTTTTTCTTTGTTCCAAATAGATTAATTTGGGACAATTGGCAAAAATTTATGGGACAACAAGCGAATCCAAGTGATTCGATTTCTTATGTTGTACCTCAACAAGTATCACCAGCTGGTGGATACGCTATAGGTTCTTTACAAGATTACATGGGATTACCCACTGTAGGTCAAGTTACTGGATCAAATACTGTATCTCATTGTGCTTTTTGGCCACGTGCATATAACCTTATATATAATGAGTGGTTTAGAGATGAAAATTTACAAAATAGTGTTACTGTGGACACTGGTGATGGTCCAGACACTGTTGCTAATTATATATTACTTCGTAGAGGCAAACGTAAAGACTATTTCACTTCAGCTTTACCATGGCCACAAAAAGGCGCAGCCGTATCATTACCTTTGGGTTCTACAGCACCAGTAAAAATTACAACAGCTCGTGTATTTGACTTTGTAGGTAATGCATCAAATCCTGCAACTCAGATGTTTGTTACTGATTCGACAGGTACAAACAAAGGTAATATTTACGCAGATTTATCAACTGCAACAGCAGCAACAATTAATCAATTACGTCAATCATTTCAGATACAAAAATTACTTGAAAGGGACGCACGTGGCGGTACTCGTTATACTGAAATTATACGCTCACATTTTGGTGTTATTTCTCCTGATGCTCGCTTACAGCGTCCCGAGTACATCGGGGGTGGATCAACCAATATTAATATTAATCCGATCGCTCAGACATCGGGTACAAATGCTAGTGGAACTACTACCCCTATGGGCACACTTGCTGCTATGGGTACTGCCTTGGCTCATAATCATGGGTTTACTTATTCAGCTACTGAACATGGTGTCATTCTTGGATTAATATCTGTACGTGCTGATCTTACATACCAGCAGGGACTGCAGCGTATGTGGAGTAGATCAACACGATACGATTTTTATTTCCCCGCATTTGCAACCTTAGGCGAACAAGCCGTACTCAATAAGGAAATTTATGTTACAGGTACTTCTGGGGATAATGATGTATTTGGCTATCAAGAACGCTGGGCAGAATACCGATATTATCCTAGCCGCATTTCAAGTTTGTTCCGTTCTACTGCTAGTGGAACTATTGATGCCTGGCATCTTGCACAAAAATTCACTTCTACACCTACGTTGAATACAACGTTTATTCAAGACACACCACCAGTGAGTCGAGTTGTAGCAGTAGGTGCATCAGCTAATGGACAACAATTTATTTTTGATAGCTTTTTTGATTGTAAAAAAGCACGACCAATGCCAATGTATAGCGTACCTGGTTTAATCGATCATTTCTAATGTTTAAAGCTATAGCTCAAGCATTTTCCTCAGCACCCGGCCTAGGTTCTTTATTAGGCGGTGTTGCTGGTGGTTTAGGTTCGTTTTTTGGTCAACAACAAGCGAATCAAGCAAATCAAGAAATGGCTCAACAACAAATGG